GTTTACACAACAACTTTTACCAAATTTACATTCCCTACGGGGTCTTAAAAGCCTAGCGCATACTAACTATCAAAAACTCGAATCAAAAGAATAAGACGTTACTTGCCAAAGCGAACTTTCTTGAATTAAAAGAGAAAGTAAAAATAGATATCCCTGTCTAGATTAATCCGATAACACGTACTCTCTGGAGTAGTGAAAGCTTTGGTCCTAATATAGCACGGATCCGCATTTGATACTCAATACGACACGCGAATCAAAAACATCGTATGAGCTTTTGTTATTTCTTAATAGTCATAACACAATTTTTGCTACCCCGAACTTTTATTATTGAATTTATTTTCTTATACATTGCGTATTCGATCTTTTTCAATTACCAAGAAATTGCCCCTTTAGATTTATTCTATCTTCGCGTCTCCCTTGTCCTTTGGATTTATTTCTTTTTAATTGGAGCTTTAGTTACTTACCCATTTTAATGAGTGATATAACTAAAACTTTATTTCTTGAAATAACTTTTTGCATCTTAATACTTTGTGTATTACATCTTTTTGCCTTATCACTAGGTTTTCAGTTTATAATTTTCCTTTATATTCTGTTTGGTTCGTTTAGTCTATTCAATCAGCCAATTCTTTGGATTTTTGTTCAACACCAAGGCGGTCTTACATATTTGGTTACATCAGTAGCTTTCATATTATACGCCTTATTGATTTCTTATATTGTGGCAACTCCATTTTATAATTTATTACCTCCCTTTTTGAACCCTACCCCCTCTTTAGTTTTATCCCAAGAAGATATATTGTTATTAGCCTATTAATACAATATTCCCCCTCGTGAGATTCCTAGTTCTTCGAATAAAAAGAAGAGTGTTCAGAACCGTGCAAATTTTGCTAAGAAACAGAAGAAGATTTTATCAGAAATTAAGAAACAAGATAAAATCAAGACCAATGCCTTTAATAAGCTTGTCGCCCTTAAGCATTACACCTCACCAGACTCACTTACCTATGGTGAAGGTGTATTGTGATTGCCATCGTTGGAGCTGTCACGTATGTAATCCATTGATTGGAGAACCAATGAATTTCAATGTTGAACCCTCTTTTGAGGATGTTCAATCACCAGTTAGTTCTCCCCCGTCATCAATGAAGGAAGAAGAAAATGATGATAAGATATTATCATTTTTCTCTTCTTGTATTGATGACAAATTTATTCAAACTCTCCATGCAGAGAGTTTAAAGGAAACTAGTCCTTTTCATATTAATGAAGAAGACAAGTTTAGTGTAGAAGATTTTAATGGCCCTATAGGTACATTATTTCCCCAGGGCAAGGAAGAAGAAAGCCTTGCTTTTCACAAGATGTGTGGTATCATAGAACACATGGTTAGAGTAAACTCTGCGGAATCAAGCCCGGAGTCAGAGTTTACTCTTTATTCACAAGCCCTATTAGATACCAATGTCACTCATGGTATGGATGCTGAAACTAAAGAATTAGCTAATAAATTCTTAAGTTCTATGGAAGAAATTAAGAATGACATGCGAGATCTTGGTTCAAAAGCCAAGTTTGCAGCAGAGAACAATGTTGTTGTTTCAAGCCTCTCAGTAAAGAAGTTTGGAATTATACTTGTTGGAATTTTCGTCATTGCTAGGTGTGCCACATCAGAGTCATCACTTTGGAAAAAATTGTTGATGATTCTAGTTACTTTGGATGTGATGAAATTTGCTACGCTAGGAGAATCTAGCACTTTAACTGTAGCAACAGTTGTGTCTAATGTTCGAGGAATGAGCCCCGTAGACACAGAGTCCCCTGAGACAGAAGCAAAAGAGAAATTTTTTGCTCAAGGTAGCGATTTTATTGCTACTTCCCTACAATCCATGTACCAGGCCTTTTCAATTTATACAATTGATAAGAAACCTGGACCCAAGATGTTAGAAGGCTTAGCCAAAAGACTTTCCACTTTTAAACGTGTTAACGATGGTATCGTCGACGCGTTAGAGTGGACACAAGGTACTTATAAGTACTTCGTGAATAGTTGCAAGAGAGCATTGTTAGGTGAGAAAATGTCCGATATAGTTGAAGGTGTAGATAACTCTATTACCAATTGGTGCAAACAAGTCGAGTATATGGAAGCTCTCTCTAATAAAGGGAGACTTGAACTCACTGCATATAATGCTCAGAGACTTTATACTCTCATATTGCAGTCGAGAAGATTCTTGTTAGATGATTCTACAGCAATGAAAGATTCAAGAGTTAGACATGCATTGAAAGTGTATGTTGAACTACTAACAGAATTAAATAAACCATTTAAGAAGTTATCTAAAGATGGTTCAGGTCCTAGAGCAGAACCCTTTGTCATAATTATGAAAGGAGATTCTGGAGTTGGCAAATCGTGGTTTTCAAATCCATTTGTCATTATGTTGCTTAAGCGGATTTTAGATCCTGAGCAATTAGAGTTATTAGCCGCACAACCAGGACTGTTTACTTATTGTAGACAGCCTGAGCATATTTATTGGGATGGTTATATAGGGCAATTCGTCACTATCTTTGATGACTTTGGTCAAGTTCGTAATATACCAGGAGCTGGAGAGAGTGAATTTATGGATCTCATTAGATGTGCAAACATGTTTCAACATCTTTGTCACATGGCTCATCTTGATGATAAAGGTGTTACATACTTCACATCAAGATTAATTGTAGCCACAAGTAACATGCATCATATACAGTGTGAATCACTGATTCAACCTGAAGCTGTTAAGCGCCGTTTTGACGTTGTTATTGATGTGTTTGTTAGTAAGGAGTATGCTCAAAACCCTTATGATATTCCTGGAGATCGAGTTTTCAACCCTGCACTTAAGCAGGAGTTTAGCACAAAAGCATATGAATTTCATGTTCGTAGTTCATATGATGGTCCAGTAGCACACATCTTTAACTGTGAACAGTTAATAGATTACTGTGTAGACAAATATAAGATTAAGGATGAGAAAAGCGAGAAGTATCTTGCTTATCTAAGAGATTTAGTCAATTTTGACTCTATGGACTTTGACATGTCTATAGATGATCTTGAGGCATATGTTGAAGAAGAAGAACAACCAATTTGTGTTAATGAAGATCCAATTTGGTTGGAAGTCAGAGCAGAGTTACGAAAAGGAGATTTACATCAAGTAGATCCAACACAACTCATAGTATTTTTAGATAACAAATACCCTGAAGCTGCAGCAAAACTGAGAGCTAAAGGGCCTAAACATTATGCTAGGATAGCAGTCAAATTGTTGTTCAAACACGTGCATTTGAAAACAGAACTTCAGTATGGTATATTCCAACAGAAGAGAAAAACATTCTATGACCAAAAGCAATACATGCAGACGTATGTTGCTTCACTTTATCAAAAGATGTTAGATAAGATTGCTGATAGACCCTGCTTGTCATATGCGATCAAGATGGTTCCTATTTTAGGAGTACTTGTTGTTGCGTATAGTGCTATTAAGTATTTAGATCGTAAAGAGGATGATCCCGATCCTCAGAGTCACAATGGAAAACCTCATAGAAGAGGTAGAAGAGATTTAATACGAAAGGAGAGAATGTTCGTGCAAGGAGCATTTTCACAATTATCAGATAAATTGATGGGTAAAGCTATGTATTCAATGAGATGGCCAGGAACTAATCAATATGATGGTTCCATTCTCTTTGTAAGGGGTACAACAGCTTTAATACCTAGACATTACGTAGACCTTATAGATTCATATGTCATAGCTCAGGAAGGAGATGAAATAATGACCTTCGAAAATTGTGTAGGTGGTAAAACATTTACAAAGAAAATGTCAGAATTAACTGATGCAGTACAATCTGTAGCATTTAATGGTCTAGACATGGCACTATTAAATGTGCCAGGAATACATTTCCCAAATATAGTTAGTTCATTTATAAATGAAAGCTTTATTAAGAAGGAGCGTACTAAAACACAAGTGTGTTTGCTATCAGGTCTCAAAGCTGGTAGTTATAATCATGGTACAGCTACCATGATACTTAATCAATCTATACTACCTAGACCCGCAAAACTTTTTCCTGAAGTGCGAGGTTGGAATGTAGACCGTGGTTGGAAATATAGTTTCCCAACTACAGCTGGCATGTGTGGTTCCGTATTGATAAACTCTGAACCTGAAGCAGGCAATCAGAGAATTATGGGTATACATGTAGCTGGTGGAGATGCTGGCAAAGGTTTTGGCCTTGCTAGTGTTTTAACACAAGAATTAATTAATGAAGCTCTTGATTTAATCTATGAACCCTTAGCTCAATGCTCAAATACTCCTACCGTCAAAGGTAAAGAAAAAGTGCATTTTGTAGCTCAGAGTAACTTCAATTTTGAAGTTTTGAGGAAATTACCTAAGCCAGTTATGCATTGTTCCACAACTCGATACAGGAAGTCCCCCCTGTATGACACTTGGGGACCTGCTATAACACGTCCAGCTTATTTGTCAAAATTCGTGTATAATGATGAAGTCATAGATCCATATGAATTAGCGAGGGACAAATACAAACCTACGGGCGGTAATATGTTTATAGACCCTGATGCTGTCAGAGGTTTAGCATATTATTTCTCAGATTTATATAGGTTTAGAGTTGAAGATAGAACTGATTTAGGCGTTTTGTCATTTGAGGAAGCCATTGTTGGCATTCCTGCTCTTAAGTATTATGATTCTATTCCCAGACAGACTAGTGCTGGATTACCTTATGTTTTAGACCCTAAACCAGGTTTTTCTGGTAAACAATGGTATTTTGGTAAAGAAGATGAGTATGATTTAAGCACTCCCGCAGCCATAGAACTTAAGAAAGAAGTCTTGCAAATTATTGAAGACTGTAAGAGTGGCTATCGTACAGATTTTGTGTATGTAGACAATCTTAAAGATGAATGTTTACCGCATGAGAAAGTTTTAAGAGGAAAAACGCGACTATTTTGTTGCGCCCCTTTAGCTTTAACCGTTGTTACTAGGATGTATTTCCTAACTTTTTCTGCTTTTCTTATGGAAAATAAGATCCAGAATGGTTGTGCTGTGGGCATTAATTGTTATAGTACAGAATGGAGTGAACTCTCGGTTTACGTCCAAGAAGTTGGTCTCAAGTTGTTAGCAGGAGATTTTAGGAGTTTTGATGCTTCGCATAAATGTAATGCTCTAGAATACATGGGTGATGCTTTAATAAATTTCATGGGTGGTACAGATACCGATCGCGTGATACGTAAAGTTTTATGGTATGAGGTTTCACGTTCTAAACATGCTAGAAATGATACAGTATATCAATGGGTTCAAGGTTTGTCTTCCGGTCACACTTTAACTTCAATTATAAATTCTATATTTGTTAATTGGATTTTTAGGACTGGAATGTATATTGTTCTTAATCCATTAGGATACGAACATCAACATTTCAATAGCCATTTTAGAGTTATTGCTTATGGGGATGATAGTATTTTAGGTGTTAGTGATAAAGTTTCTGAACTTATTAACTTTATTGATCTAGTGAATGTTTTTGCTAAATTGGGATATACTTTTACTAATGGTGATAAGAATCAAAATGATACACCATATACAACTATAGATAAAGTCATGTTTTTGAAACGAGGTTTTAAATATAATCCTTGTCGTGGAATATTCATGAGCCCCCTAGAATTAGATGTAATTCTAGAAACACCTTATTGGGTACGTAAAGGTAACAACGCTGAAATAGTTACCTCTACCAATGTTCAATTTGCCCTTAGGGAATTAACCCTTCATGGAGAAGAAATTTTTTACGAATGGTCTAAAAGAATAATTGAAGCATCTAAGCAAAAATTATTGTTTTCCCCTCCAGTCACTGAGTATGAACCCCTACTCAATGAATGCATGACTCTCGAAAACTATTAGGTTTTTGAGGGTCTTCCCGGCGGATCGGTAGCCGTTAATACCGTAGAGGTGTCGCGTTAGTTGTTGTTTTTATTAATTAATTACTATCGCACTTAAGGAGAAAGTGTGATCTTTAGTCAGTATATAAATGCCTGGGCCTCTAAAACTGAATAACTGCTGCTTTCTTAGCAAGTCTGAGTATTTACTCTTACTGCTCAGGATGTCTTTAAGCAAACCTTAATAATCCAGAGCACCCCAGGTGCTCCCTATCAAATTAGTGTATGATAGGGAAAAGAATAGCACTAGCTGCAACCACAACTAATAATGGCTCAACAGGTGCCGCTAAACCTGTCGACGAAGTAGCAGTTTGCGTTAACGATGAACTAACATGCATTAATGACGATATACCTGTTGTTACAAACGTCCGTCCCATGGCTTCAATTGACACGAATGATCTTTGTAAGACATTGTGTGAAACCCGTACCCACGAATTGAAGAATATTCTAGCCCGACCAACATTAGTGAATACTTTTAATTGGTCAACGGCTAGTATAGCTGCTACGCCACTTTTAACAAATTTGTCATTTCCTTCTGCTTTCTTAACTAATGTTATGATCGCTAATAAAGTTTCAGGTTTTCTTGGGTTCAAAGGAAAACTTATATTAACTTTGCAAATAAACCCAGAGCGTTTTCATCAAGGCAGATTAATAATGAATTGGTTTCCCCAGAACACTTATGCAACTGGTTCTCGAGTTGCTGTTTCCAATAATCGTTTAGTTTACTCTACTCAACTTCCAAATGTACAGTTTGATTGTGCAACCAACTCAACTGTGCAGTTGGAGGTAGACTATGTCTCCCCTACAGTAGCTTATGATCTTATCGATGGAGAAGGACAAATGGGTGGAGTAAGTGTTATCGTTTACTCCCCATTAGTCACAGTTCTTGGTGCCACTACTCTTACTTGTAAGTTGTGGGCTCACTATGAAGATGTTACACTTGCTTTCCCTTTGAGGCCCCAAAGTATGAAGACTGCTGTAGTTCGCCGTAACCTTGTGAAAACTAAAACGGAAATGGAAGAAGTTGCTGCTGGAATTGGTCCAATTTCTAGTATTCTTGCTGCTACTTCCATTTATGCTGATGCACTAAAAGGCGTTCCACTTTTGTCTAGTATCGTAGCCCCTGTTTCTTGGGCCTCAGCAATACTAGCCAGAGCAGCTTCATCATTTGGATTTTCTAAACCAATGATATCCGCCCCTCAACATCGAGTAGTCTCGTCCAAATTCCCTTATTCTATGAATTCTACTGGAACAGACTCTTCACAAAATCTAGGAATGTTTGCTGACACTAAAGTAGCAGACTATCCTAATTTTGGTGCCACTAATGTGGATGAGTTATCTATTCACTATGTCACACAAGTTCCTAGTCATTTAATATCTTTTAATTGGTCTAATGGTAGCTTGACTGACACTTTGTTGTTCTCAACACAATTGTCCCCAAATGTAATGGTTACAACCAGAACCTTTGGCGGCACTGTAGTTGTGGATCCCTCCCCTATATTCTACATATCTAACATGTTTCAACTGTGGAGAGGTAGCTACACTTTTAATATTAAGTTTGTAAAGACTGAATTTCATTCTGGCAGACTTATATTTGCGTATGAACCTAATCCCGTTAACAATCTTCCTACTACATTAAATTGTAATTATATGTATAAAGAGATTCTCGATCTTAGAACGTCTAATGAATTCTCAATTACCGTACCTTATATCTCCGTACACCCCTACTTGGAAGTACAAGGCACGTTGCAGGAAACTGCTAGCGGTAGAGTTTGGTTATTCATAGAAACTCCATTACAAGCTCCTACAACAGTGGCTTCTAGTATAGATATTATAATGGAAGTTGCTGCAGGTCCTGACTTTGAAGTTGCTGTGCCCGTTAGTCCTATATGGGTGCCCGTAACCTTCTCTGGTGGCCCGTTACCTAATATTGTTGCACCAGGAAAAGACTTAGAAGTGGATCTCTCTGAAGAGAAAGAAGCTTTCTACGCTCAAGCGTTGGGCACTAATGTAATGCCCAATCAAACTCAAACATCTGATGGCAAAGTCATCAATGGAGAAATTGATAGTGGAGGTCTTACTCCATCAATGTTATGCATTGGTGAACGAGTCCTTTCCATTAGACAATTACTCAAAAGATCAATTTTATATTACTCCAGAGAACAAGCTGGAGCTCTCAATGATATGATCTTTTCCCCTCAACTAATATCTGTTTGTTCCATCGGAACCCTTGGTGCAGTAAACAGCCCCCCAGTACTTATAGATAATATCAATTATTTTGGTCTACTTTATCGCTATCATCGCGGTGGTATAAACATTCGGTTTTATACAAATGAGACAGGTCAAAACAACTTTGCAGGAACTATTAACCCCAAATCAGACGTTCTTGCTTTCCCGACCAATGCGTCTTCCATTATCTCTGATACTACAAACCCAGTAGCATTTGGCACTTCCTCAATTGGAGGAGGTGTTGAAATTAATGTCCCGAATTACTCTAGATGGCCTTTCAACCCTATCTATGAGCAGACATCCCTTTCGTCTACTACACCGTTGCCATTTGCGGCAAACAATCTTGTGAGAGTTAAATCGTCACAAAACATCACAACACCCTTTATCTTTAGACAGGCTGCGGATGATTTTTCCTTTGGATATTTCATCGGCACTGTTCCAATGATACAGAAAACAGTTACAATTTTAGCTTCAGCTACCACTAAGTGGGCCTGAAGCATAAATACGTTACCCCCTATCTTAGCTACAATAGTAGGATTGGTTTTTCCAGTTTCCCACCTATTGCTCTAATGAGTTCTATTGAACGATCCCCTCTGGATTAAATGGGGGTCGCCAAGCTAAGGCGTAGTATGAATTCCTACTACATCCTAAATTTATAAAACAATTTAAAAACAAGTTAAAATATAAAAATACAAAAACAGGATAAAATTAAATATAAAGAAATAAAAAATT